TAAATAAAAATAAGTAAATTTGTGAGGATAATAAAAAGCAAATGAAACTTTACAAAGATTCCAAGGAACTGCCACTATTCAACTATGAAAGAATCACAGAAACAGGCGATTACAACTATATGATAAAGGGATACGATGGCGAGGAGTTGGAAGAAGACAAAGAGCAACAGGAGATGCTGAAAAGCAAGTTTAACGACATCATCCGAGAGTATAGCATATCCATTAACGCCAAGACCAACGACCTGCTGATGCTGGGAAGTGCAGAGATTGCGAAGATTAACTTTATCAAATTCACTACACTGCTGGCAATCGTGGAGATGAAAGAAAGGCAGAATGCTTTAAGGCAGGAAATGGGACTGCCTGAACACTGGGAGGATATGAGAGAAGCCCTTGCACAAATCAAAATCCGTAAGAGCGACAACCTGCAAGAGCAGAAGAAATATATAGAGGAAAGAATAGCAATGTGGCAGACCAACCTTGATAAGGCAATGCAGAACATTGAGAATAACAAGAAAGAAGCACAGAACAAAGAGACAGTCAATATCAACGACACCATTGTCAGCATTGAGATGATTTTGGAGCGAACGATAGACCTTAATAAGACCAGCCTTTACCGATTTGGGAAGATGCAGGAAATGGCGATAAAGAAAGTAGAATTACATAACAAAAAATAAAACCTTATGAGTGATAAATTAGCCGTAATCCAGACAAAGGAAACTTTAGAAGAATTAGACAAATTGGAAGCAGGAGTGAATGACTTAATTCAGTCTTTTACTAAACTAAACACTGCCGTAGACCAAACCAACGCCAAACTGAACAGAGGAACGCCAAAAGAGACCATTGAGGGAATAAAAGACTTGGACGGCTATTCCAAAGAGTATATGCGAACGCTCAAAGATATGGCGACCATAGAGCAGAAAACACAGCAGATAAGACTAACAAACGCAAGAATAACTACTGAACAAGTGCGAGCAGCAAAGGAATTGGCAAACCAGCAGAATGCCGAAGCACGAGCGAAGAAACAAGCCTTATCATTGCAAGAGAAACAAAACAAAATCTTATCCGAAAGCCAAAGCTACTACAAGAGATTTGCAAGTGAAGTGCTGGATGCCAAGAACAAAGCGAAAGAATTGGCAGTGCAGATGCGATTTTTAGAACAAGATTTTAAAGAAGGTAAGATAGGGGTTTCTGATTACGAAAAAACCTTGTCCAAACTATCCAAAGAATTTACAGAAGCCAAACTCAAAGCCATAGGGCTTGACTCTGCACTGAAAGATATTGACAGAAGCGTAGGGGACAATCAGCGTAATGTCGGAAACTATCAATCAGCGCTGGAAGGAGTAGGAGGAGGCTTTGGCGGAATGATGAGCCGTGCTGGTTCTATCGCTGGGGGTATCATTATGGCAGATGGCGTAGAGATGCTTGGGGAGATCGCAAATCAATCTTACGAAACTATCCAGCAACTCAACGCTGTGAATTACGCAATGAAAGAAGTCTTCCAAACAGAGGAAGAAGTAGGTTATCAAAAAGAGTTTCTTTCAAGTGCTGCCGAAAAATACGGGCTGGAACTTATCAGTCTTACGGATTCCTACACCAAGTTCAGCGCAGCGGCAAAGAATACCAGTTTGGAGGGCGAAAAAGCCAAAGAAGTATTTGAAGCATTTGCTGGTGCTGGTGCTAAACTCGGTCTTCCTGCTGAACAGATAGAGGGAGTTTATACAGCCTTGGAGCAAATGGTATCGAAAGGGAACATCCAAGCAGAGGAATTGAGAGGGCAGTTAGGGGAAAGATTACCTGGGGCGATGAAGATATTCGCTGATGCTATGGGTGTATCCACTTCCGAATTGGATGATATGCTGAAAAAAGGACAAGTAGTAGCAGGTGATGTATTGCCAAAGGTAGCCGAAGAGCTTAAAAAAGTCTATGGGCTTGATGCTGTTGATAGAATAGACACCCTTGCTGGCGCACAGAATAGGCTTAAAAACCAATGGACAGAGTTCTTGGATACCCTCGCTACTAATAAGGATTTTATCAATGCTATTTCTGATGTTTTGGAAATTGCCAAAGGTCTATTGGAAGAGTTTCTCGATTTAGCCATTACAGGAGGAGCAGATGGCGTGAGTATAATGGGCGAACTGAAAGATGTTTTTGAAGCCGTAGGAGATGTTCTTAATGCGCTGACAGGAAACCTATTTGACAACGGCAAGGGCTGGGATTTGGTTAATCTCGTGGTTAATCAGGTTAAAACCAACCTTGTGGCAATTAGCACTGTTATTAAACTTGTTATCAAGGGTATAGAGTATTTTGTGAAGTCTATCAAAGACGCCATATTCGGAACAGAGGATGCTATCAAGATGTTGGGAGATTTTGGCTCTATCATTGACAGCACGAAAGAAAAACTATCAAGTCTAAACAAAGAAAATACAGCGATACTTTCAGGCGATGAAAAAGCACTACAAAACCTTAAAAACCAAAAGGAATTAGAAAATAAACTTATTGAAGCAAGAAAGAAAGGGCAAAAATACTTTGTTCACAATAACTTTTGGAGAGAAACGGCTGCGAACGGAAAATTCACTAATAAAAGAGCCAACGAATACACTTATGTAGATGGTGAACTTGTTCCAAGAAGCAGTGTGAAAGTAGTAGACCCGCCAAAGGCTGGTAAGGAGCAGAAAAAGAAAAAGACACCAAAAGGCAGGATAAAAAAAGAGAAAACACAGGAGCAGTTAGACAAAGAAGCATTTGACAAGGCTCGTAAAGACTTGGATTTTGAGCATAACAAACTATTGGAGAAGTTCCGAAGACAACGAGTAGAGGCGCAAAACGAACTTATAGGCTATGACCTTTTGGTAAAGGAAATAGAAATAGATGGGCAGGTTATCAAAGAAAAGGATACATACTACACCAAACTGCTTGACCTTGCAAAGAAATACAAACAGGAGCAAAGGGAGATAGAGTCGCAGAAATCCAAAGACCTATTCGATGAAAACGAAAGTCAGCAGGATAAGATGAGGCAACTCAACCAAGCGCTATTGGAGAAGAACCAAAAGGAAATAGAGTATATCAAACTTCTTGGTCAAGAAACTGCCGAATATAAGAAGCAGATGATAATGAACGACAAGAATATATCCTACAAGGATAAGCAATACTTCTTGGAGCTATTAGAATACGACACCACCATAGCAGTCAATAAGAGAGAGAAAGAGAAGCTACAACTTCTAAAAGAGCAGTTGGAAGCAAAAAGGGCGCTTCTACAAGAGCAAGGCAAAGACCTTAACGAGGATGAAAAAGTCCAACTCGCACAGACCGATTTACAGATAACACAGCTGGACACTTCCATAATGGAGAATGAGAAGAACAAAGCCAATAAGATGTTCTTGCGTATCGTGGAGGGCTTGGAACCGCTCAAAAACTTGGTAGAGCAGAACTTGGCAGACTTGGGATTAGATGCCGTAAGTAAGCAGTTTTCTGACCTATACAGCAAGATTTTACAGCAAGGTAAGGACTTCTCTATGTCTTTCGCTGACTATATGAACATGGCCACAGCGCTAATCAGCGATTTTGCAGGGAAAGCAATATCATCAGGCAAGGAGCGAACGATTGCTGAACTTGATGAGGAATTGGAACGCTCGAAGATGATAACAGAAACAGAACTTGGCTTCATTGACAAAAGGCTTGATGCGCTTAATGGACTTTCTGAACTTACAGAGGAGCAGATAGCCGAGCGTAACGCCTTGGAAGATGAAGCCATGGTAATCAAGGAGCAACAAGCGCAGAAAGAAAAGATGATACAGGCGCAAAAGGCAAGGGCTGAACAAAGGGCGCAAGCACAACAGGCACTAATGAACGGAGCATTAGGAGCAACGCAGTCTATCGCACAGCTTGGCGTTCCTGCTGGTCTCGTTCCTGCTGGAATTGCACTTGCATTCGGTGCGCTGCAAGCAGGGCTGATTATGAGTAAAAACCCAGTGCCTCAATACTTTGTCGGAACGAAAAACGCACCACAAGGCTGGGCGTGGACAGATGAGCGAGGAGCCGAAATCCATACCGACAAACACGGAAACATTAAGGATTTGGGAAGTGACAAAGGTGCAAGGCTGAAATTCTTGGAGCAGGGAGACCGAATTTACACGGCTTCTGAAACGCGCAAGATATTGGAGAACATCAAAACACCTGCGCTGGATGAGGTTCTACTATCTAATGGCATTGTTAAGAATATCCAAGTGCCGATGAACATCAACACGCCAGCAATAGACTACGATAAATTAGCCTCTAAAATAGGCGAACAGCAAGACCGAGTGATGAGGAAGTATGATAAGACCAGCGTATTTGAATTAAACGGCTACATATACACCCAAAAAGGCGGACAAATACCAGTGGCAGTAAGCAGAGTAAAGAAAAACAAAAACATCGTTAAAATAAAGGGAAATGAAAGGGATTAAGAACATACAATACCAAAGTGGAGTAGGGCAGATATTCCGATTGGAAGTGCTGACAGGGAAATATGCAGGGATACACGAAATACAAGAGCCTGATGGTTTTGACTCCTTGGATATCAGCATCGATGTAAACGAGGAATACTACAACATTGACAACTTCATACTTGGCGAAACTTCCAAGATAAAGATATTGGAATACAACGACAAACGCACCTTTGACATCATCAAGGGTGTGTATGATGAGCAGGGAGGAGATGGGCAGATTATATTCAGGTGGTATGTTGTCCATAATGGCGTAGAGAAAGACATCTTGGGCGCTGGCTTTGAAATTAACCTCAATAAATACCAACTGAACTACGAAAACAGCCAAAGAGTGATAGAGTGCGAAATCAAGAAGAGGGAAGCACAGAATAAATTCTACACTCGTGAGGATACCACGATAAACCTTTTTGCCAAGAAGAATTTGGATGAAAACCCAATACAGCCGATAGGCAGCCGTGAAATCATCTTAAAAGCAGAAGAGGAAAAGATAGAAACCTCTTGGTGGATGAAAGAGTACGAAAAAGATGAGGATTGGTTTCAGTTTAAAGATTGGATGAAGCGTTATCATTCCGTTCAAAGGTTGGTTAAATACCATATGCCTAAAAGACCATTTCCTATATTTTATCCTTCAACAGAAACAAGACAGATTGGACAATACTATAATGTATATGGAGGGTATTTTGAATTTGCAATGAACACCCACCAAAAGTATAGACATCTTAACTCTATGTACAATGTCGTTTATGGTGAATATGGAGTGCCTTTGCTTACTACTAATTCAAATCTCGCAAATGTGACTTTATCTATTTCAAACATTCGATTTAAAGCAAGGCAAGTGTGGGATTACGACATTTTTGACCCTCATAACCTTGCAGAATTAAGAGTAAAAAAGGCAGTTCCTTTAACCTTTCATTTGATAGCAGAAATAGAATACGGAGGAGGTGGAATAAACCAAAGACACACGCTACACATTGCATCATCCGAGCCGTTGGAAGGAACAGACTTTGGGCATATACAATTCAATAACAAACAATTTGACCTTGGCGATATTCCAGCAGGGAGTAAAGTGTGGGTATATCTGCACTTTCCAAATGGCATAGAATGGAGTCAGTTCTTTTTTGAAAAAACTAACGGTTCTATTACCATATCTTCCAGCATCGACAAACTCGGTAGGAAGTCCAAGGTGGTAAGCCTTTTTGATGCTATTGACAAAGTGGCAGAGAATTATTCCGATGGAAAGATAAGATTAAAGTCTGCCATACTTTCGGAGGGTGGCAAGTACGCCAATCAATATGTAGCCACAGGGGCTTTCCTTCGTGGCGTGGCGAATATCTTTTTAGGCGAAAACAAAATCAACACCTCATTCAAGTCGCTATTCTACGAGGGTGCTGCGCCACTATTAGCCCTTGGTTTTGATGTTATAGAGAATAAACTTATTGTAGAGGATATAGACTACTTCTTTAAGGATGTTCAGGCTTACGACCTTACAGGTAAAGACTTTGTTCAAGAGAATTTGACCATAGAGAACGATAAGGATATAAGCTACAACAACCTGATATTCGGCACAAAGAAATATTCCACCAAGAAGAAAGGAGATATTTTCAACTTCAACACGAAAATGGAATGTTCCACACCGATAAAGTCCGTAAAGAAGAAACTTGATAAGACCACAGGCTTTATCATCGATGAATATAAAATCCAAGACCTGCTGGATGATACCAACGACAACACCAACGATAATGATGATGATTTGGTATTGATAGACACTGTTACAGGGAGTTACATAGACTCAGGTTCTTTCCCTGATGTTGTCCACTCGGATGCTGGGGGAGTGCTTACCCTTACAGCTTCAAAGTCGCCTTGGGATACCCTGCCGTTCAAAGTAGGAGATAAAATCAAAATCGTGGAGGGGCTGAATGTTGGGGAATACACTATCCTTGCTATCAAGTCCCACACGCTGACCCTTGACAAACGAACAGGAATAGAACAGGGAACAATCCTTACCAAGATAGAGCATACCTTGACCGATGTGATTAAAAACAGAAACGCCACGGCAACAGATGGCTTTATTTCAGCCGAGGGCGTGAAAAACAAACGAACAGCCGTAAATCTTTACCACAATCCGAAATACCATATGAAAAGGTGGTTCCCTCTCTTTGGTGGTGGACTATCCAAGAAACCTAATGGCGAGAATATCATCGTAACCAATTACAAGAACAACGGCAAGATAGAAGTAGAGCCTGACACGGATAAAATCCCATACCTGCCAAAAGAGAAAGATGTTTTAAATGAAAATATCAACCTTGAAAGGTTAAGGAGGTCCAGCCGTGTGCTGTTCGGCACGGAAAACATAGAGGTAACGCTCACAAATGTATCTTTTGAGGAGTTCTACAATCTTTACAATCGCTGGCGAATAGGCGAGGATATCTACACAGGGGAGAAGATACCGAGCAGGGGATATATAGATGTTTATATTGGCGGCGAAACTTATAGCATCTATCCATTCGGTACGGAAGCTCTGCAATACGATAAAGGCGCTAATGAATTGACCATAAAAGGGAAAATCAAAAACTCTAAATGGGGAAGAAAGATATTCGATAAGACATTCGAT